ATCACAAGCTGAGTTTTCAAGGCGTATTAAAGTACAGTCCTGTCTAGGACGGGTGTTCGCTTGTTACCCACGTGAGTTCAAGCAACACTTCCACTCTACCACTGAACGTAAGTCTAAATGTAAAGCTGACTTGCGTTTCCTTGGGGTTGGTGGACCACACACAACTTTGTCCTCTAAAGGACAGGTTGATCACGAGTTCATGGATCACATAACTAAGTTGGGTCATAGTGGGTCTTTCCAGTATGGAAACCCCATCATGGATCCCAAGGCGGTTTATGATTCAATGAACAAGTTTTCTTCGAGTGCAAAATTGACATATACCAAAGAGGATATCCTCACCTTGGATGTCGGGTTTGATTGGTGCTATAGGCACTTTGAACCTTACATGAAAGATGTGGGAGTGGTTTCGTCTTCGGACGTCATCAACTCTATGGATTTGACGAAGAGCGCGGGCCAACCCTGGTCCGAGGTTCACCATAACAAAGGAGCCTTCTTTGACAGTACGGATTCCAATTACCTTAACCAGTATTGGGATTCTTTGCTTGAAGGGGAGGGTCCCACGGGCGTGTGGTCACTGTTCCTCAAGGATGAACTCATACCCATCCGGAAAGTGGAGAGTGGTCAGACTAGGACAGTATGCAACAGTCCTGTCGAGCACGTTTGGGCGTTAGGGCGTCTAAATTTGTCCATTAATGATGCACTGCAGTCGGTACCTGTTGTAACCTCGTCATGCATGGGAATCAACCCTTACGACGGAGGCTGGGAGACTTTGTATCGCAAGCTTTCTCGTTACGCAAATGGTTTTGCGCTTGACGAGAAAGCCTGGGACGCATCTCTCACCCGGCCCCTTTTGGAGAGGGTTCGAAACCTACGCTGGAGGTTCCTATTACCGAGTTTCAGTTCACAAGAAGAAGCTAAATTAGCCCACAAGAGGCACAACAGGCTCTATGAAGACATTATCAGTACTGTGGTCACCACCGGTCTTGGAGAATATTTTCAAAAAGACAAAGGTGGCCCTTCTGGTTCTGGAAACACTGGACCTGACAATACATTCATTCTATATGCGCTTCTGGCTGCTACGTATTACCGCACCACCGGCAGAAGTTACACCCAGTTCAACAGAGATGTTGCTCTAGCCATTTATGGCGATGACAACACCTTCACGGTGAACCCGGATGTGATCGACCGCTTCAATGGACGTTCAGTGAAGGAGAACTTGGCTCGTTATGGGGTTTTTGTGAAGGATGAAAATCTGGATCCCAGACCCCTTGGCGACCTAGATTTCTTGAAAAAGAACTTCGTTAAGCATGGACGGCTGGTGGTCTTTAGACCGGTGGACCCTGACAAACACATCGCTTCATTAGGTGTGCGCATGCTCGACCCTTCACCCGCAGGGAGGTTGGGAAGGGCATGTGCTATCCGTCAGATGTTGGTGTTTGCCCCGCGTGAGTACAACCTTGTGGACACGTGGTGCTTAAAGCTAATTGCAACGTACGGTGGAAGTTTGGCTAACGAGGAATCTTGGGCTGGTGCGCTCGCGCAGTACCTTCCCTTGCCCATCCTGATTGCCCATTTTCTCAGACCTATGGAGTCCAGAGTTCCTGACAGACGCGTGAGCGAGCTGACGGGGATCCTGGACCCAGAAGTGGTGGTACTTGACCCGGTTGGAACTAAAGTCCCTCGGGCGGAAGTGGCGGACGGCGAACTCCAGGTGGAAAACACTCTGGCCGATAACCCTGCCTCCTCTGTGACCGTTGGACGGAAGACTGAAGTCCCTCGGACGGAGGTGGTGGACGGCGAAATCCAGGTGGAGAACACTCTGGCCGATAACCCTGCCCCTTTCGTGACCGTTGGGCGGAAAGGAAAACCCGTGAGAGACGACCCCGTGAAAGCGGATGAGATAGACAAGAAAGCTGACGAGTTTTTAAAATCGAAAAAGATGAACGCAACCCAACAACAAGCAAAGAGCCCAACAAAGTCCCAACGTAAGAACGCCCGCCGCCGGGCCAAAATGAAGGAAAACAACAGCACCCCAGGACGGAAAGTGCACACAGCCTACATTGATGGCCCCGAGGCCGCCGGAACACACCAAGTAGTTGCGGAGTTGAAAGACTTCGAGCATTTGGATCAGTCTGCAGCAACGTGGACGATTCACACGGTGAGAGTGAAATATATTGATGCTTCTGCCTCCCCCGGGGGCATTGTGAAGCTATCGTGTGGTGGAAAGACAGTCGCGGACCAAGCCGGGAAATCGCCACAACTGTGGGTGACAACTCCTACAACGAGGAAAGACACCAATTCCCCTGCGGCACACAT